GGGCGTCAAGTGCATCAAGCCGGAACACACCGCACTACTGCTGGGCTGATGAATCACCGGGCAAGGATGCCCATTCTTACTTCCGGGGCGGCAAATGACGATCACGGTTGAAACAGGATCAGGCACGAACGCAGCCGCAAACAGCTATGCCAGCGTGGCAACTTTGCAGGCGTATGCGGAGGCCAGAGGCTACACTCTCCCCGACACCGACGCAGGATGCGAACTGTTGCTGATCAAGGCAATGGATTACATCGAGTCGCGTCGATCAAGATTTCAGGGCGTCAAAACGTCAAGCACCCAACCGCTGCAATGGCCGCGTGAGTGGGTGATTATTGACGGATATGCCATCAACAATGATGCAATCCCGACTGAGTTGATCAAGGCGCAGTGTGAACTGGCCGTGGCCGCCTACACAATTGACCTTCAGCCGACATTGCAGCCGTCAACCGTCGGCCAAGTGAAGTCAAAACGCATTGAAGGCGCGGTGAGCATTGATTATTTCGAGTCTGCTGCCAGCAAATACAGCCTTCCGCAATTTACGGCAGCAAATGGCCTGCTGGATGTTGTGTGCAAGCCTAAAACCTCGTTTATGGTGCGGGCATGACGCTCTACGCTGAAATGGCGACAATGGCCACTGAGCTACTGACGTATTTTGGACGTTCAATCGTCCTGACCCGTCCATCGCTCAATTTCAGCAATATCACGAATAAGCCGGTATCTGGCGGGACAACGAACCTGACAACTATCGGCGCTTTTACCAACATCAAGCGCAGCCTTATTGACGGCACTCGCATCCAAGATACTGAGCGCGTCATGGTCATTGATGCATCGACTGAGCCGCGCATGGGCGATCTGCTTGATGTATCCGGACTTGTTGCTGTCGAGGCTGTAGGTGCTGCGCCGGGGGCCATCTTGAGTGCAGGCCAGGCTGTAGCGTGGACGATTACCGCCATCCGCGAGATCAATCCAGCCGGAACTCCAATCTGCTATTTCGTGCAGGTGAGGCGATGACGACTCAGAGCTTTGCATCCGACCTGCGCAAGTTTGCTGAGCGCGCAAACAAGTCGCTCGACGATACTTGCCGCGCCGTAGCGATCAAATGGTTTTCGAGTACCGTCATGGGTACGCCGGTCGATACTGGCCGTCTGCGTGGTAATTGGCAGATTACGCTAGGCGCTCCGGCGCAAGGTGTCACCAATCTACTCGACAAGGCCGGAACAATTGTTACTGCAACCATTGCCCAGAAGGTTGGCGGTGTCGGAAAAGTCAATTACCTTGTCAACAACATGCCATATGCTGAAGTTGCGGAATATGGCGGATGGAATGGCCCTACTGATAAAGTGACGGAGTCTGGATTCAGCACGCAGGCCCCGGAAGGCATGGTGCGCATAAACTTTATCCGCATCAAATCCATCATCGAGCAATCAGCAAGGGAGCATCGGGTATGAGATATGCTGATATCCAGTCCGCATTGCTGACCGCTTGGGATGACGGCGCATTTGGCTTGACGACTTACCTGCCTGACCGTAACGAAATGCCGACGACGAACCATGTGCGCTTGGCTTTTATGCCAGCCGTCAACACGCCAGCAACAATGGGAGATGACGGCACAAACGAGGTGGCCGGTATATTCCAGGCAGATGTCATGATGCGAACAGGTCGCGGAAATGGCGAAGCGCTTGAAGTCGTTGACACCATTTGCGCAGCGTTTCCATCGGGCAGACGCCTGACATATAATGGTCAACAAGTAATCATCTGGGGCGCTGAGCTGAACGGCCCTAAATCCGAAGGCGGATGGCTCCGTGCTACCGTCAGTATCAATTTTGCAGCCTATGTGCGGAGATCGACATGACAGTAGCTGGCGGCAGTCGCGCCCGTTTGGCCTATGTGGCCGAAGTCACCTACGGAACGACCCCGGCGACGCCGTCGTTCAAAACCCTGAACCCTACCAATCACAGCCTGGGCCTTGAGAAAGAAGGCTTCCAATCTGAAACAATCCGCAGCGACCGACAGATTGCTGACTTCCGGCATGGCGTTCGGTCTGTTGCTGGCGACATCGGCACCGAGTTCCGAGACGCCTCGCTGGATGACCTGCTGGAAGCGGTCATGATGGGGACGTGGGCAACCGATGTTCTCAAGTCAGGCACAACTCGCCGCTCGTTTACCATTGAACGCTATTTCGGTGATATCGCCCTCTATCGTCGTGCAACCGGTTGCGAGTTCAATACGTTTTCACTCGACTGTCCGGCATCCGGTATCGTTAAGGCAACCTTTGGCGTGATCGGAAACGATGATGCAGGCGCTGGCACGGCTATCAGTGGAGCAACCTACGCCGCTGACCCGAATGACATGGTTATGGATTCCCTGTCTGGTGCGATTACGGTTCATGGCTCGCCTGTGACGGTCATTACCGGAATCAAGTTGTCGCTCGACAACGGTATCCAGAATAATGCTGTCGTCGGTGAAACCACCAAGATTCGCGGCGCTGCTGGCCGGTCGAATGTCACTGGTGAATTGACGGCTTTTTACGACTCGGACACGCTGCTTGATGCGTTCGACACCGAAGCCGAGGTTGCCATTGTCTTCACCCTGACGGATGGAACCGCTACCTATACCTTCACGCTGCCGAAGGTCAAGTTCACCGGTGGCAAGCCGGAAGTCGGCGGTGAGCGCGAAATCAGCATCACGATGCCATTCCAGGCTATCTACAGTTCGTCCGATGCGACTCAACTAAAGATCGAGCGCGCCTGATGAAATCATCCGACCTGTTCACGCGCCCGGTTGCCAATGATGGACGCCGGGTCAACATTCCAGCACCGGACGGCAAGGAAACCGGCGAATGGTTTCACATCCATCATGTGGACTGCGATGCGTTTCGTCAAAAGCGCGCTGATGTTTTCGCCGCCGCTGCCGTCATGGGCAGCAATGCAACCGAGGCTGAACGCGCCAAACGTCACGCCGACGCGCTGCTGGAATTGACGGCATCGACTGTATCTGGCTGGTCACTGGAAGATGAGTTCAGCCAAGAGGCAATGGTAGAGTTGCTGCGCAACGCTCCGTATTTGGCCGACTGGCTTGACCGCAAGGCATCGGACGCAGCTACTTTTTTCGGCAAAGGCTCGACTGCCTGATAGAGCATTGTCGGGCCGAAGCGCGACTTGAACAACCACCGCATGGCGGTACAGGCAGGTTACGCGACCATCTGATGAGCGTTTGGCGTCAGACTGGCCGCAAGCCGCGCAAACTCGATACGCCGCCGATACCGGAAGAACTGGCCTACCTGTGGGGCCACTATTGCAGCATCAAGCGGGGCCAGCCGCTATCTTGGCAAGAGGTCAAGGCGTGGTCAGAAATGACCGGCAATCCTCTGCGGGGCTGGGAGGCGGAAACCATCATGCGGATTGAATCCGCCGTACAGAGAGCAATCGCTGATGACAACGCTGGCGGAACTGATACTAAAGGCTGATTACCGGCAGATTGATGGGGCAAGCACTTCGCTCGACCGCTTGACGTCGACCGGTGAAAAGTCCATCGGCATGGTAAACCGTCTGGCCGGTGCGCTCGGAGTGGCGTTTGGTGTCCGTGAAATCATCGAGGCATCCGAAGCCTATACCACCATCAACAACCGCCTGTCGCTGGTAACGGACTCCAGCGAAGAGTTGGCCGCCGCGCAGCAAGACGTTTTTGACATTGCGCAGCGCACAAGATCCCCGCTCAAGGAAACCGCCGAAGTCTATCAGCGACTCGCAACCAATGCCGATGCTTTGGGAATGTCGCTGGCCGAAGTCGGCGACACCACCGAAACCATCAACAAGCTGATGGTGATTTCCGGCACATCAGGCGCATCCGCCGCCGCCGCATTGACGCAGCTTGGACAGGCGTTTGCATCGGGTACTCTGCGTGGCGAAGAACTCAACTCAGTCATGGAACAGGCTCCGGCGCTGGCAAAAGCCATTGCTGACGGCATGGGCGTGACTGTCGGCCAACTGCGGGCGCTGGGTCAGGATGGGAAGATTACTGCTGAATCTGTCGTCAAGGCGCTGAAAGACCAAGGCGCGGCGGTTGACGAGCAATTCGGCAAGATGGCTCCGACCATCGGTCAGGCAATGGCGCAGGCCGGTAACAGTTTCATCAACTACATCGGCAAGGTGAACGAGGCTACTGGCGCATCTGGCGGTTTGGCATCGGCAATCGTCGGCATTTCCAATGCTCTGGACAACGGTATCCTTCAAGAAACGACACGCCTTTTTGCAACGTGGGGAGCATCGTTCAAGGACGCATCTGCCAATGCCGCACCATTTGCCGGAGAACTGAACAACGTAGCAGAAGGCGCAAAGGCTATCGGCTGGTATATCAAGGAAGCATTTATCACGCTTCCCGCCAACGTCAAGGCTATGACAGGGATTGCATCTGTCTGGGTTGCTGACTTCATTGAATCTACCAGTAACAGGTTTACCCGAGCCAAAGAGCGGTGGAACGCCATCTGGACGGATGATACGTGGGAAGAGGCAAATCAGCGATACAAGGAACGCGCAAAAATACTGCAAAGCGCATCCGAGGACTCAATCAGCGCAATCCTTGCGCAGCGCGATGCGGAAATAGCAGCCGGTCAATCCGCCGCAGATGCAGCCGCGCGCGCTGTTCCGATGGGTTCACTTGACGCCAAAGGCGCAGGCAAGGGCGCTGCACAGTCAGCGGCAGATGATGCAAAGAAGTCCAAGGCGCTTGAGGTCAAGGCCATTGAAACTCAGCTTTTGATGCAGGCTGATATTGATGCGCAGATGGAGCGCCGTGCATGGCTTGAGCAACAATTTGCCACTGAGCGCGAAGCCGAAATGCTGCGCTATGAGCAAAAGCTGGCAGATTTTGCGGAATACAAAAAGGCTTTCGGCTTGATCGATGAGGACACAGAGGCGAAGGCAAAGCGCGAGGCTTTGGAGCAAGAGCATCAGGACAAGCTTAACGAGATTGCGCGGAATGCCGCTGCCAAGGACAAATCCACGCTTGCCTACAAGCTGGGCGCGTCTCAAAAATTCATGAATGACCTGTATACCGCATCCGGCGCGCACAGCAATCGCATGACCAAGATGATTCAATCGGTTGGCGCTGCGCAGGCACTGGTAAACGCCTATCTTGCCGCATCGCAAGCATTGGCTGATCCTACTGTCCCATTCTTCGCCAAGTTCGCCGCCGTTGCTCAGGTGCTGGCAACCGGCATGGGGTTGGTTAATGCTATCAAGGGCGGCGGCGGTTCTGCTGGCGGTGGCGCGGCTACAACGACAGCGCCAGACACCTCCGGCATCAGCAACCAACAATCCGCACCTGTCCGCGCTCAAACCGTTGACGTTCGCATCCAAGGTCGCGGATTGTGGCGTGACGATGATGTTGCTGAACTGATGCAGATAATCGGTGATAAACTCGGAGACGGGGCAAAGTTCGGTCGAGTGGAGTTTATACAGGCATGAGCAGCACATATATCGCCGGATCGATTTCTGACGCAGATAAGTTCCTGCCGCATCTGTTCGTCTCAGATGAGGTCAAGGATGCGACAATGAGTGCCACCAATGCCAGCGCGACCTCGATTGCTGTCCAGACCATGACCACATACAGCCGGTGGACGCCATCGGCAGGCGCGACGATTACCGCAACATTCTCCGGCGCGAAAGCCATCGACTACGCTGCCATTTATGTCACGGCCAGTGCAGGGACGTACACGCTGGAATGGTACAACGGGTCATCCTGGGCAGCGATTGGCTCAGCACTGAGCCGCACCGGAGCCGGTTGCATTGCATGGGTATTCGCATCCGTGAGCGCATCCGCCATCCGCATTGTGTGCAGTTCGACACCGAGCATTGCTGTATTCAAGGCCGGGTCGCGTACTAAAATCCCGGTCGGCATTGGCGTTGGCTATGAGCCATCCCTGTACAACCCGACCGAGAAACTTACCAATACTATCAGCGTGACCGGCCAGATTCTGGGGACGCAGATTGAATCAGCACGCATTGAGGAATCGCTCACTTTTGACGTTATTGACCCGGACTGGATTGCGTCGAACTGGATGACCATCCGCAACCTGATGCGAACTGTCGGCGTATTTTTTGCGTGGAACCTGAAGGATTTCAGCGACCATGTGATTTATGGCGCTGTGGTTGGCGATCCGTCCGCGTCGTTCTCGCAAATTGACGCCATGAAGGTATCACTGCGACTGGAAGGGCCGAAGCATGTCATATGACGCGCTGAAAGTAGCGCCAGGCGCTGAACGCATCGACCTTGTGCATATCACGCTTGAGCGTTGTTCGCTGACAAATGGCGCTGCACCTTGCACGGCAAGCAGTACTTGCGTCAATACATGGTCAACATGCCGCGATAAGGTCAACTATGCCGTTGAAACATTCGATGCCAAGTTCTGCACACCTGCCAGTATCATTCCTGACGGATATACGCCATTCCTTCAATCTGCTGACCAAGACTCTGCTGAGCTTGATCCTGAGAACGGATTAGGCAAGCGTGCATCAGTATCGTTCCGGTTTATTGACGCGCCGCATGACGATATAGGCTATGACCCGTATGTGGCGTCGCGCACCTATGACCCCATGCAGCAGGGGACGTTCTGGCCGAAATTCCGCAAACGCTGGCCATTTTATCAGGGCCGGAAGGTGGTCTGGTATCGTGGCTTTGTGCATGAGCCATTCAGCTTGGCTAATTGCAAGGCGCTGGAATACATCGCGGAAGATATTAAGGGATGGGGGCTTGGCACTGTCACGCTGACTGCTAAAGACCCGCTCAAGCTGGCCGACAATGACCGGGCAGAATACCCGCCGCGCTCGACAGGCGTGCTGCTGGACGCTCTGAACAGCACCGGCACACACCCACACATTGACGTTATCACCGACAGGGCAACCGAATACGATATTCAGCCATGGGAGCCGTCGTATTCCGCAGTGCGGATTGGCGATGAGGTTGTCAAATATACGACCGTGGCAACGATAACCGGAGGAGTGCGGTTATCCAGCTTAACATGGGGCGGTTTTGACCAATACGAGACAGTGCGCGAAGAACACAACGCAGGCGATGCTGTTCAGAAATGCGCATATTTCAAAGCCATGCGGCCAATTGATGTTTACCAAGTGCTGCTTGAGGATGGCGCAGGGATTGCGACAGCTTATATCCCGTATTCCAACTGGCTGACAGAGGCTACAACGTGGATTGCAGGATTCCGACTGACACGGCTCGTCTGTGAACCGGAAGGCGTCCGCGATACCATCAAGGAGCTTGTCGGGCAGACATCAACATGGGCGCTGTGGTGGGATGAAGAAACCAGCACGATTCAATACCGTTGCGTCCGTCCGCCTGACTTGGATGAAATCGTCGAAACCATTACCGACGACGAACACATCATCAGCGGAAGTCCCAAGTGCCATGATCAGTCAGAACGCCTGTTGAATGAAGTCTATGTGACAATGGGGCAGCGTAATCCGGTCAAGGGCAAGGAAGAAGTCGGCAATTACCGAAAGGGATTCCTGACAGTAAACGCTGACAGCCAGGGCGCAAACGAGATAAACGGCAGGCGGTCGCTGACCATCTGGGGCCGGTGGCATCCGACCAGCAATGAAGCCGAATTGCAAGCCGTCATTGACCGGATGTTGTTGAACCGCAGCTATGTCCCTGTGCGCATCGAGTTTGATGTAGACCGTAAGGATGATGCTATCCAAACCGGCCAGTTCGTCACGCTGTCATCTTTTGTAGACGTTGACGAGTTCGGCGCGCCGGAGGAAATGATTTACCGCGTGCTGAAAACCAAGCAAGGCAAAGAGCGCGTCAAGTTTACGGCGATTCAGGCGCAGTCGAAACTTGTCGGTCAATTCGGACGCATCGCACCAGATACGTTTGCCGCAGGGACAGAATATATTGATGTTTCCGCAACCGATAAAGCATATTATATGTTCATCGCAACCGATGCCGGACTCCTTGATGGCGGCGTCGCTGGAAAGGTATTGTTATGACTGCACCAACCGCATACACAACGCTGGACTTTGATGATCTTGGGGCGAACAAAATCCTCCGGGCTGCAACCATGTCGGCGCTCGATTCCAATCCTGTTGCTATCGCGCAGCGAGGAACGGGCGCGCCTTGGCTGAATGGCATTGGAGATATCGAGAAACTCATAAGTGGCAGCGGTAATTGGACTGTGCCAACCGGAGTCTACAGGATAAAAGCTACGGTTATTGGCGGTGGAGGCGGTGGACAGGGAAGTTCAAGCCATGGAACTAATGGAGGATCTACTACATTTGGATCAATAACATGCACAGGCGGAGGAGGTGGAACAAGTTATGTTGGATCTGGAGGAACAGCGTCGGGTGGTGATGTAAATATATCAGGTGGCGCAGGAAGC